TAGCCCGCTCTACCTTGAATCTATCCACAGGAAAAACAGACCCTGCAGTGGGTACTGTAACCGCTGCACCGCTATTTCTCTGGTCAATTCTCATATCGCCGTTGATAATCCGATTGCGGAACATCAACCCCGCGCCGCTATTGTCGCCGTAGGACCCTAGTAATGCTGTATTGCTCATTCGTTCTCTCCTTTGTTATATACTCTTCCAAAATCAGGGACGCTCTCCGTCCCGTGTGTCACTCTTCTCGGCGTCGCTTTCGCTAGGACCCTTCCCTGCGGTCGGGTCAGGCGATGCGTACTGCAAAAAAATGTGAATAACCCGAATCTACTCCGGAGCTATTAATTAATGAAAATGAACCAGAACCAATATTATCAAACCTTTGCGCTCGTATTTTATATACGGTATTTGTTGCAGTAACATTAACTACTGACATAAAAGAAACCACAACACGCGTCCGTTGTTCTTGATTTCCACCGGCGCGTACATTCAAACTTTTTTGTTGAGTATCAACTAAGTTGCCGCTCGAGTCAGTAATCCGAATCACACCAGCTACATCATAACCAGCATAAGGTTCGGTACTAATGTTTGCGTTTATGCTTGCCTGAATAAGCCATACACCAGGATTAAGTGTTATGAAGGCGTTTGACCAATCACTCATACTGGTTGTTACTGAAAAAGCACCCGGCGCTGTTGTCCAGGTGATTTTTTCCCCAACCCGACCTGCAGCTGGAGCAACGCCAGTCGTACTTCCCAGCACTGGGCCGTTGACCAACCCGCCGTCGATTTGCAGCGGAAGCGTCGCTCCGACAGCCGGGGCGTTCAATGCAAAATTGATATTGGCGCTGCTGAAACCTGCGACGCTCGGCATTGTGGCCACCAGCGTATGCACCGCTCCGGCCGTTGTCACGTCCATCGAGAAGCCTGCCGGGGGAGTGTCGCCGGTCGTCTGGAAGCTGCACCAGTAGCCCGTGCCGTCGCCCTTCTTCGCAAACTGTGCCGTGACGTAGAAGCGCCGGTCGGCTGTCGCGTCGATGTAGACCCAGCCGGACAGCTCGCCCGCGTCGTACGCCGAGACGTTCTGGACCGGTGTGGAAGCATTGTTGGAGAGATTGATGTTTGTGCGCACGTTAGCCGCGCCGATGACGACGCCGCGCTTCGGTGCGACGTACAGGCTGGTTGCCGAGCTCGCGACACCGACAGGCAGAGAGACCTGTCCGACTACGCTTGGCTCAACTGCCGTCAGTGCGCCGGCCGTGGCTGCCGAGAGGAAGTAGACTTCGCCCGGGGTTAGACCTGCAAGGCCTGCGACTTCGCCGGAGAGAGTCATTTCAAATGTGAAGCTTGCAGCGGTAGCATCGACGATGCGCGAGACTACGCCCACGACTTCGGCTGTATTTGCTGCATCTGCTTTGGCACGTTTGTAGACTGCGCCATCCAGGTAAAGTACTTCACCGACTGCAAATGCAGTCTCTGGCGCTACATATGGCTGTGTAATCTTGTCAACAGTCCCGCTTCCGCCGATGCCTGCCCATGCTCCGGCTGCGTAGCCCTCGAAGCTGTCCGAGTCGGAGTTGTAGCGAATCATGCCTTCGACTGGAGTTCCAGGACGCTCGCCAAGGGTGCCGCTGGGTAGTTCGAGTGCGCCGGTCAGTGCAGCTGTGGAGCTAATCTTTTTGCTAAGTAGAGTCTGGCTGGAACTTACGTCTGCGACTTGGACTTCCGAGCCGGCTGCGCCAAGCTTGAACTTGGATGCCAGGGCTGCATCGTACTGAATCGAAGCGATAACCGCGTTTGAGTCACCTTCAACGGAGATACCTGCTCCGGCTGCCGAAGCTGTCGTACCGCCGTTGTTCAGGAGGATGTTCTTGTCCTTGACTTCCAGATTGGTTGTGTCAATTGTGGTTGTGGTTCCCTGGACAACCAGGTTGCCGGGAATGGTAATTGTGTCGTCCGAGTCACCGACAGTCAGGGCATTCGATGCACCTACGCCAAGGCTTACGTTTCCGTTGAGTGTAAGTGAGCCTGCAGTAACGGAGCCTGTGGTCGAGACATTCTGTGCGCCAAAGCTTGGGATAACTTTGCTTCCCTGGATGGCTGCAGCATTATCCACATCTGCGTCCACAATCTTGGAAGACGAAACGAGACCATTTGCGTCGTTGTGTAGAACACCTGCCGAGCTGAGTGCGGATAGTGTAAGCGTACTGGAGGTACTTACTGCCTGGTTTCCAAAGGCAGGGCTAATCTTGGTTCCAGCGATGGCTGCGCTGGCATTGATGTCCGCGTTCACAATGGTGCCATCGGCAATCATTGCGGAAGTGATTGAGCCAGAATCGCTCGAGGTGATGAGTATACCGCTTACGTCTGGAAATGTGAATGTCTTAGCTCCTGTCAGTGAAGCTGTCGAGATTGTAGCTGTACTTCCGTTTTGTCCAGTTACAAGTAGTCCATTGGCGGCCGAGGCAAGGTTTACTTTCCCTGCATTTGGGGTTTGAGCTGTACCGTCTACGATGGGAGAACTGATTGTCTTCTTTTCAAGTACTTGGAGTTGTTTGCTTAGCACTATTTCCTGGTCGGCATCACCGTCTGCAATGGCAGGGATGCGTAGAATCTTGTCTGAGCTGCCGGGCTGTGAACTCGGAGTAATTTCAATATTCTTGCCATTGACAAGGATAATCTTGGTAAGTTGTTCAAGTAGACCATAAAGTCTCATGTTTTAGGCTCCTTCAGATGCGTTTTATGAGTACTCTCCATCCACCTGCGGGCGGCGCTTGTGACGCTGTAAGCAGGGCCGTGTTGAGCGTATCACGTGCCATTGAGGAAATCCATACCGTCTCCCCGTCAGTCTTGTCGTATATCTGGATAAGAATATCCTTGCTGCCAAGGTTGTGTTGTACCGATAGGATAGCTCCATCTGCCGTGACCCAATCTTGTGCAAAGCTTCCGCCGGAGAGGTTGACTATGTCCTGGATGGTAACCTTCTTGAGCGCATTGCTGTCTGAAGCATCGGCAACCAGGAGCTGGTCAGAAGGTGCCGGGCTGACCTGTGCCTTTGACGTGATGGCATCCGGACGTAGGTTCAGGGTAAAGCTGTTTCCTACATCATCGTATGTCTTTGAGATGTCATTAGAGTTTACAATCAGGTTTGCTACGGCGTCCTGTGCACGCTCGTCCGTGAAGAAGAGGTTGGTCGTGCCTTCCGTCACGTTGTCTGTGTTGATGCCCGCTTGTACGACGGACAAGGTAAGGGTCTCTGCTCCGTCTGCCGCCGTGACTGCGATGGTAGAGCCGCCTTGCAGGGTGAGTTTGCTCTTCTGGTAGACGCGGGAGTTTGTGTAGTAGAGATTGCTACCTTCGGTCAGGTTTCCTGTATTGAAGCTTGCCAGCGATACGTTGGCGGCCATTGAGCCGGCTACATCGTTGTAGGCCCAGCTGACTGAGGCCGAGTCGATGAGGAGGCTGTCTACGGCGTCATCCACGGCTTCCTGGAAGTCCGTGATGTCGGAGGCTGTGTGAGTATGGGCAGGCAGGTCCGAGGGCACCAGGGCTCTGAATGAGGGCTCATTGCTGAGTCCTGTCGCAGGGCCAGCGAGGACTGTGTTGGGTGCCTGATTGGCGAGTGCTACGGCGAAGGTGCCGGCTGTATTGATTGGGCTTCCAGTCAAGGTCAGCAGATTGGATGGGACAGTCATTGCCACGCTTGTGACAGTACCTGAGCCTGCGGCGGCGAACCACTTTAGTCCGCCATTGCCGTCATATGCCAGTGTCTGGTCTGCTGCAGTCGCTTGCGCTGGAGGAAGTTTGAGGGTATAGCTTGCATCAAAGCCCCCCGATGGAGGAGCCAGTTCAATCTGCTTGGGCAGTCCAGTCAGAGAATCTAGCCCTCCAATCCTAACTCCCACGTATGTACTGATTGGCTGTCCTTCAAAGTCTGCATCAATCTTGAAGCCTTCAATTCGGTCTGCTTCTGCATCACTGATGTCCGAGCCCTTGATGGAGTCGGCCAAATTCAGTTTGCTGTACATGATGGCCGCATCTGCCTTGACATCGTTATTGGTAATGCGGTTCTGTAGGAAGAGGGATTCGTACTGGACGTTCTGCAGCGTATTCTTGGTGCCGTCGATGAGTTTGTTCTCGAGCTCAGCCGAGGCTACCCACTTCTGTGCGTCGGACGTATTGTTGACTTCTCCCAGGCCGACGTGTTGCTTTTCGATGCCCGTCGGTGTTCCTGTGAAGGCGGCATTGTGCAGAGTCTTGTGGGTCAACGTCTGTGCATTCTCGGTGCCTACGACTGAGCCTACTACGCCGTGTACGCCTGTAGTTGCGGAGTAGTGAGCCTGGAAGTCATCCTGGCTTGCCTTCAGTACAATCTCACCCTGTAGTTCGACTAGGGCCGCCTGCACATTGTTGGAAAGAAGTGTTGCACTGGTCTCTACGGCAATCTTGCTGGCCGCGATTGCTGCGTCTGGAGCTATGTCTGCATTCCGGACTGAGTTTGCGAGATTGAGTTTAGTGTAGCTGATGGCTGCACTTGACTTGATGCTGGCGTTGGTGATGTTACTTAGTGTATTGTAGGTTGCGTCGATTACTTTATTGCGTAGTTCTTCCGTGCCGTCAATGGTAACTAAGGTACCGCTTGGGGGCAGTGTTACATCGGAATGGGCATCCTTAGAGCTGCGGATAGTGATGGTGCGTTCATTGACTGTATCGGCCGGGTCTTGTCCAAGTACCAGACTTGCGCCCAGCGAGAGGTTGCGGTCTTTGCCTTGCATGTCGACGCTGAGCGTGCGGTCTGCTGCATTGTCTACCGGAGTCAGACCTCCGCCTACAGCTGTGGGCAGAGTTGAATTGTAGCGTAGGATGAGGTGCTTGGTTCCGCCGGGTGCAATGTCCAGGATGCGGAGTGTGCCGTTCATCACGAAGTCGTTGGCGTACACGCGGAACTTGTCGAGCGGTACGGCCTCGGAACCTACATAGAGGTCGGCATTGCCTGAGCCTCCTACGTTGCGGTCTGCAGGACTGAGATAGATATTGGTCTTACTTCTGATGCGGACTGAGTCTGTGCTGTCCACATAGGAGACGTCACCGAGTCGGTCAATGATTTCCAGATTAGCTTTGGCCTCGGCACTGAGGCCGGAACTAAGGAAAAGCCGTAAGTTTCTGGTACGTTGGGTAGCCATTTAATTAGCCTCCGTCAGCGGCAGTGCTCTGTCAATATAACGTAGTGGGAAGTGGTTGTCTATGTAAAAGAAAAGGCCCGGGACTGAGCCCGGACCCTTCCTTACTTTGACTCCACCTGGGAATCAGAAGTTCTTGATGACCACACCAGCTGCAGGGTGAGTGCAGAGGAGTGACAGATAGCCTTCCATGTAGGAAGCAATCTTGCGCTCGTGTCCGCCGCCCGAAGCAGGCTTGAGGTGGAGTTTGCCGGAGCCGACGTCCACTGGAGCCATTTCGGTGAAGTACAGCTGCATCATAGCTTGCTTGCCAGCGGACTGGTTAGGCAGAGCGTATGCGCGTTGTTTAGGGCAGTACTCAGAAGCGATAACTTCGAGTGTGTCGTTCTCGTGCTGGAACACAAAGGACTTACCACCACGTTTAGGATTGTCTGCAACCATGAATCGGCGGTCAGTTTCTGCGCTCTCGATGAGGTCGTCACGACGCTCAGGAGAAGCGACAAGCATTGACCACTTGTAGAGACCTTGGCCTACTGCAACCTTAGCGTTGCTCATGCCTTCCTGAACCAAGGCGAGGCTGAGTCCACCCGAACCGCCGCCGTCGACGACTGTTCCTGCAGTAGCTCCGCTCATGCTGATTCCGTGCACTACGCGACCGTCATCAGCGAGGAGGGTTTCCAAGCCGGCGAATACTTCGGTGAGTGTTCCCCAGTCCGAGATTGCAGCCGTAAGGTTTGGAATTGTCTCTTGTCCTGCGCGGTAAATGAGGTCGTTTGCGCCGACGTCGTTTGCTGCAGTGATGTTGAGTATATTTCCATTTGCATCAATTGCTTCAACAACAACCTTGTCGGTCTTGCGGCTGCGGCTGACTACGCGGAATGCTGCAACTGTTCCTGCCGAGACAGTCACTGCCTGGGCAGCACCAGCTGGCGTATGGAAACGGACGAGGTCATCGTACTCAAAGAAGCCGATGTGGCCACGTGCGGCGGAGAGTGCACTCAAGGTGACTTCTAAACGACCTTTAGCGGGTGATTCTCCCGGAACTACGTTTGTTTTTAGTTCGACAGAAGAAACAGTACCAATGCAGCCCGAGCCGTCTCCGTAGAGGTCAGCTGCGATGCGGCGCTTAGCTGCGATTGCTTTGGATTGCATTTCGAGTGCCAAAGGCTCAGCGTACTTGAGTGGGCTATTGAGGGCCTTCTTGTACAAGTTGTACTCGATTTCCACAGTAGCGTCGATTTCCTTAGCTACAGCAACCTTCTCGCCGACGCCGATACGTTGAGCGGCAGGGAAAGCAGTGCTGAAGCTAGGATTGCGGTACTGAACTGCAGCTGGCCCGAGGCTTGTCTGCAGGAGGAAGTTCTGTTGACGCCAGTTAGGGTCGCCGACGCGGAACTTCTTGACCATTTCAAAGTCAGGGAAGGTTTGGTTCAACTGATTGAACACACCTTGGGTGAAAGCGATTTGTAGGAACTGTCCCAGTGGGAGATTCCCGATTGCACTAAATGCCATGTTTTACTCCTTTTCACAGCGACTCTAGGGAGGCTGTGGAATGTTTTACTTTACTTTGCCAGACAACATGCTGGCCAAAGCTGCAGACCAATTGCCGTCAGCTATGTTCTTCTTAAATGATTCTGCTTCTGTTTGTCTACTCCCTTGTACTGTCTGAGCCTTAGCTGCAACCTTCGTAGCTGCCTGGGTCTTCCGTACTTCGGCTGCTGCAGCTGCCTCTTCCTTGGCCTTCACCTGGAGTGCGCCACGAAGAGATTCTGCAACTTCCTGAAATACCTTACGAGTTACTGCGGGTGTGACTGCCTGTTTGCCTTGTTGGTCCTCAATGTCAGAGAGAATGTCGATGGCTTCAGACCAGACCGTACGGTCGAGTCGGTCCTCGAGTTGCTCATTTCCGAGAGTTCCAGCGAAGCGTACCTTGTCAAATGCTGGGTTAACGATGGACTGGAGCTGTGCTTCCTCGGCTGTCGCTCTTTCCTTGGCAACGGCTTCCTCGCGTTCCTTGAGGCGCTTGCTTTCGACAGCACGCTCCCGCTCCATCTTATCCAGTCTTTCTTTCAATTGAATACGTTCCAGCTCATCCGGGGAGGCATCGCGCTTTGCCAATTCCTTCTGAAGCTGACTACTTAGCCATTTCTGATATGCACCCTGCTCTGCGGCAAGGAGGTCGACCAAGCCCTCAATTCCTTGAGACTCGTAGGCATTTGAGACTGCATCCCATGCTTCCTTGACATCCTTGGACGAAGTCTCCTGGGCTTCCAGTTTTGCCCTGAGTTGGTCACGTTCTGCCTGCCACTTGCGTGCGCCGGCTGCCATGGAGATGGCCTTCTTGATTGCCTCTCGATTGTTCCAATCAATCTTGAGACGTTTGCGTCCGGTCTCGTCGGTGAGGTCGAGATACTCGACTTCGCCTTCAGGTGCGTTAGCCTTGGCGGTTTGTTCTGAACCGGCCTGTGCTTCGGCCTCGATGTCCACTGGAGAGGACTCGATGTCGACGGGTGGTGGTGCTTCGTTGGAGGTCTCTACTCCTGCGGCGTCTACACTCGAGGTGGCTCCGACCGTCGGAATATCTTCTCCAGCTCCGCCCCAGATGTTTGGGAAAGCTGCTGCTTCTGGTTGACCAGACATTCTGTACTCCTTTCTACGTCCCATTGGAAGGATAGTAGAACTTGTCCCTTGCGGGTTTAGCGTGCGTCCAAGACCATCTCGGATAGCACGAAAGTAGAATATATAATTAGGGGAGCGGTGTCAAGCAATTAGATTGGCCCGCCTGGCAATGGAGGCATGCCGCCTGGAGGTGGAGGCATACCTGGAGGTGCGGCTGGAGTTTCGCCTGCCACCTTGGAGGCTGCCATTTCCTCGCGCTCCTTGATGTGCTGTTCGATAAGTTTGCGGGTCGTATCCTTGAGGTATTTGAATTCCGCAGTCATACGATAGGTGTATGCATACGCAAGCATATTGACGTGGTCTTCGAGTTCCTCGGGTGCAATGTAAGTGCCTGTAATACGGATTTGTTCAAAGATTTCACGCTGGCGAGTATCTGCAAGTTCTATGTGGTCGTAGGCATTCTCAAGTTCTGCCAGCTTGACGAGCTGGAGCATCTTACGGGGAGCTACGCCTGCTTGCTGGAAGAGGGGCATCATTTGGAGTATTTCCTCGCGGCGAGTGATTGGGTCAAGCGAGAGTGATGCGCCGTATTCTGCCACAATATCAAAGCCGGAGGCAATGTCGGAACCAGACAGATTAAGCGACTCAAAGGCTTTCTCTTTACCTAGTACGTTGATTGTACGTGTCTCTTTCCAATTCTCTACGATTAGGGCTAGATAGGTCTTGTACATCCACTCGACTACGGCAATGTCCTTATTGAATAGACGCTTGCGAATCATGTTGGATTGCTGCGTAGCGTATTGCAAGCTGAAGCCCGAAGTCTCACGCTTGACGTCGCCCATGACTGCTTCGTTGATTCCGCACACATCGTCAATGCCTTTGTCCATGCGGTCTGCGATGTTAGGTAATGCAGCGGGCATGGGCAGGGGTTCCATGAAGCTGGGCGGAACTGAACCTGTATACTTAATTACATCCCAGGTTGAGTTTGTGATGGAGTCATCTGCTATTTCTGCTGATTCTGGAATGACAAGGCGTGATACACCGTGGGCTTGGAGGATGTCCAGCATGACTGAGTCGACGCGGTTCTTGGCATCCTGCATAGGTCCTGCGTAAGCTACGATGCTCATGCCCCAATAACTGCCGGGCACATCAATGTCCGTGAGGATTTGGTAGGGAAGTTGTGCGCGTTTTGGGCCCGAACTTCCATCTTTGAGTTTTTGGCTAAAGCGTTGCGGGCTTACGGATGGTTGAGTCAGGGGAGTGCCGTCCTCGAGGCACCACACGTAGCGTCCCTGCATGCCATTCATGGGGGTGCCCTTTTCCCAGTACTGGAATACTTTGACTGAGTCATAGCGGAACTTGTTGGCTACAGCTGACTTGGTTCCTGCATATTCGTTCGTGTAGTCTTCCTCTGAACTCTTCTGACGGAACTTCTCGAGCTCCTCAAGTTTGTCCGAAAATAGAAAGCAAGCTTCCTCATAGCGCATATCGAATTGCTCAAAGATGTGCGTCACTTCATCCCAGCTTGCCGAAGGCTCTGGATAGATATTCCAGACAGATGGGTTGGTGATGGATATGTCGCCGCCCATCTCTACTTCTTCTGTTTCCTCGTTGTAGGATACGATGTCCCCTTGGTTGGGGTCATAGATACACTTGATGAAGCCTGAGCCGTAGACAAGCGTCTGTAGGTTGAGTTGGTCCTTGCGTTCCTGCAATTTGTATTGACGAATCCCATAGCGTACAAGTCTGTCTGCAGCATCTGCTGCGGCGCGGTCGCCTGGGTCTGGCGTGGCTGGACGGGCAATGACTGTAGGTGGATTGGCTGACATCTGGCTATGGATGAACCGCAGATTCTTCATGATACGATTGATGGAGATGTCTGCAGAAGTCTGGTCATTCTGGTATGCCGCAGCTTCGCCGTCCGTATCAAAGCTTACGGACACGTCGGAGTTAGCGATGCCGGATGCACGGGTTGCATATACGATACGCTCATTTTCTTCCCATTGACGCTCCTGACGAGCCCGGGCCTGCTTGGCAAACTGGAGCCTACGTTGCAATTCTTGTTTGACTTGCTCCGGGTTGTTCCACCATTGCAGGCGTACTTTACTCATCTTCGGCCTCCGTAAATCTTAGTTAAGGCTTTTCTTTGCCTTTGGTTCCCTTGCGGGCGGGCATTGGGAGCCGCCGGACGGTAACGATGGAAAGGGCCATTCCTTTGCCCGACTTCTTTGCTTTCCCCTTGCACTTTTCGCAGCCGCATTCTTTCTCGCGCATTTCGATTACCTCGACTGAACTGAAGTATTTCTCGTACTCGGCGCAGACGTCGCTGGGACTGTCTTACCATGCGTCGAGCTGCAAGCCAATAGAAACCTGCAACTAAGAATAACACAAGCGAAAAAAGTAAGCAACCTACCGCCATGGTTTACCCCAGACTCTGCCCCTATGTCGGATGCCTTGGCGTTGACGTTGAGGTAATGGGCCTTCCTTTTTACTCTTGTATTCTGCCACTTTACGCTGGTGATTAGCCTGCCTCATGTCGTGCCAGTAGTCCGTCTGGAATACGACTCCGTCAAACTTTGGCTTGCAATCTAAGAAGTATACGGCTGAATCGTGAAGGTGATACTTGTGGCTCTTGGCAATCTTGTTGTCTGATGTGTCTGACCAATGCATGTTGGTAAACTCGGCCACGAGGTCCTGGCACCAGGGGGTTAAGAAGAGTTGCTGCCCAAGGGCCATCTGCATAGCCTTAATCATTTCTAGCTTACGGTGAGCCTTGTTGGTTACGGGCGTGTAGGTCAATCCGTGCTTGACTGCGATGTCGGCATACCAGGGACAGGCAGAGTCATAGATACGCCTGGTGATATTTAGGTTTTGCGTACGTTGCTTGACAGCTATGACATACTCGTCTGTATCTCTAAGGCCGGATAGATACTCTGCACGAACACAATACCAGATGCCGGAGTTTGGGTCTTCGGCCCAGATGGTTAGGCCGTGGGCGCTGCGTGCGGCAGGGTCAGAGGACTCGACGTGACGCCAGGCCGGGCTGTAGTGAGGCGGCAAGTCACGTACCATGGAGTCTGAGTCAAAGAAGTAGACGGCGTTCTCCACGCTCATCCATTCGCCCTCGAGACGGCATCTGCGTACATGTTCTGGGTACAGAGCCATTTCCTCGAGAATCTTGGCTTGCTTTTCTACAGTGTAGAGTGGGTTGTCGAACATGTGAATTTTGAACATCTTGCCCTGCGTTTCGGGTAAATGGTCACAGAAGCTTCGTATCTCATTGTTTACGATTAGGGGTGTAAAGGTGGCCCAGAAATAGCCATCGCGTGCCTGGATACGACGCAAGGCTTCACTGAAAAGTTCAAGCGAGTTGGGCATTTCGTCAATCCAAACTGCATGGGCGGTATAGGACTGGATACGCTCGCGGGCCTGGTTGACGTTCTCATAGGACTGGAAAAGGATTGTGTTACCAGTAGGTTTGTGGATGACTTTCTGAAGGATGTTTCCTGCTCGGAATTCGTGCAGCTCTGATGGGTCGATGTAACTCTTGATACGGTAGTAGAGTGATTCCTCAATAATCTTACCGCTCTTGCCGAGGACTAGAATCTGGAGGCGCTCCTGTCCCCACTCTGCGGGACGTTGCCAGTTTGGGTGAGTCTCGCTGAGCATCCAGCTGAATGTACGTGCGCCGAGCGTGGTCTTCGAGCTTTGGTTACCGCCGCGAACAATCGTAATCTTATGTTGGCCAAGTGACTCAAGGATTTGTTGTTGTTTGTGGCTGGGCTTAGCTTCAAGATTATGTGGGTCAATGGCTGCACTACGCTCAAGCTTGTCAAGCCTGCGCAATGCCAAGGCCATCTTCTTGAGGTTCTTGTCACTCATCGTCTTCTTCTCCTTTGTTGGCTATACGAAAAATGGGAGGCAAAATGAGGATGCCGAAGATGCCAAGCAGAAATATAATCCAACCTGGAACCACGCTGTAGGAATGGATGAGGCCGAGTACTGCGTAGTACCCGACCCAATGAATGAAGGAGTTGATGTAAATAAGAAGAACTTGTTTTGGCTGTTCGCTCATTCAACCTTTCTCAGGCAGACTGCAAAGGGTTCCCTCACAACCGGATACTTCTTGGCGTGAATCGTAGTCTGTCCAGTAGCGAATCTCTCCTAAGTCCAGGTCAATTGCAAGGACTTTTGACTCGAGTTCCTTGAAGCGGTCCTCAGAGATTGCTTCGTATGGGGCTTGAATGTAGGTGTGCGTATCCTGTGGAAGCAGGGAGATTCCTGAATAGGAATTGCGGTTTTCCCACATCCAATCCTTGAGCCTCTCGTTGTCCTCGCCGTCCTTGTAGTAGCAGGTCAGGGAGACATTGTGTGTATTGGGTCCTCGGTTGTGTCCTGGCTTAATCCAATTCTGGTGTACAAACTTGGAACGCTCGAGCTGGTCAATGCAGGATTCTTCGCTGGCTACGATGCCCGACATCTTGATTGGTAAACCGATGCACAAAAGAGACGGCTGAAATTGGTCTTCCTCTACTAATTCTGGGGGCAATTTCTGCTGAAGATAGATTGCCATGGGGTCGTCCTTGGCGATACGCACTCTACGCAGGTAATGGGGCGCATAGGCACCGTGTATGCCTGCCGTAGTACACAACACTGTCGAGGTTGTACCAGAGGGCTTGGTGGTCGTTATTCGGGCTGCAGGATTGATTCCCAGGTCTTTGGCTAGTTCAAAGTTCCAAAGCCTAGTCATATCTGCCACTTCTGCAATGTCCCAACTCTGCATGCCTTGCCAATTCTGGGCCTGGCCTGTGATGGATACACCAAGCAGTGCATCTTCTTCTGCGACCTTTTTCCAGCGTGGATTGACGTAGGTGAAGTTGGTCAGCGATGCCTGGAAGGTTCCGAGTACAGTAGCGTAGTAGGCAGCTTGAACAAAGTCGAACTCGTTTGTACAGACGGCTGCATTGATTTCAGTCAGATTGCAAAGTCCTTGAGATTGCAGACTAATCTCGGCGCATGGATTCACTCCATAGTCCTTGTCGTGTGTCCAGAAGATTCCTGGTTCGCCGGACTTGGACTCGAGGCACATGTTGAGTACATGGTCAAACTCCTCACGGGTTGTCTCGCCGTGAATGAGGACAGCTGAGTTGTTGGCACGTGCACGCTGCGGATTGCGTTCCCACCAGGAACCGACCTTGGCGTAAAGCATTTCCTTGTCTGTACGGTCGAAGAGGGAGATAAGTGCAGCTCTGCGGACACCGCCTACGACGACGCAGTTTGCGATGTGGCAGATGATGTCGTGGACTTCCAGTGGACGGAGTTGGCGTCCCAGTGCTTGATTGAGGATTGGCCTGACACGGTGATGCATTTCCCGAAGTGCTTCTGGACCAGAGGCTGTACCTCCTGTAGAAAGACGTGCTCCACTTGGGCGAATCTTGTCATAGTTGAAGATGACGTTTGGGTTGTTGAGGAGTGCCAGGACAGAGTCGCACCAGCCTTCCTTTGAGTCAGGAATGACAAAGATGTGTGTTGATTCACTAGTTTCAATCTTGGGAAGCTGGGATGTGTGGTGGCGCTGTACAGAGAAGCCTGCGCCAGTTCCACACATGAGTACATAAAAAACTTCTGCAATGGACTGAAAACTTTCGATGGCAGTGAAAGAACAATTGTATGCCTTTATGTTTTCCTTGGCAAGTCCAGGTCCTGCAAACTGTAGCATGCGCATGGATGGTACAATCTGTTTACTTGCTACTGCCTTGCACGCTTTTTGAATCAGGTTGTGGTGTTTCCAGTGTAGACTGTCGACAAGAAATTGCTCATAGCGTTCGACTACTTCTCGCCAGCTTTCCTTGATTCCGTTGGTTGGTTTGACTTGGCTGTAGGTTCTGTAGAAGGCGAGGTCAGAAAGAAGTTGTGCGGTCCGTTGCATATTTACTCCTTTGGTCCATCTCTGCGAAATCAGAGTGGTTTTTGGAGTATAGCAAAGGCTGGCCAGCAGGTCAAGTCCTACTCGAGAGCTGCTAGTCTTCTCTCTAATTCTAGTACTTTGGCCTCAAGCTTTTCGACATTAGTCTTAGCCTGCTCGATGGTCATACTGGATTGGATTCGGAAATTAACTCCGTTGTTCTGGAAACTGACGTGAGGACAGACCAGCTCTACGGTGTTCGCCGAGGCACCTGAGTCTGTCGAAAAAGCCACAGTCATCACGACTTCGGTAGCGCCTTCCGGGCCCCGCGTCGAAGAAGGCTCGCGGGTCAGAGGGATGCGCTGCAGGCCAGGGAATACTCCCGGGTCTGCTCCGACGTGCAGGAGATAGGTTCCTGGCACCGCCGGGTCCATTCCGGTGTAGGACACGCGGGAGCGGTACCAGGAGGCTGCATTCAGCGCGTCGGCCTGCGGAAGAGTGTAGAGCGATAGAAAGGGTAACCGGGTCTTGTAGACTGTCACGACAGCCCAGAACGAACTTACCTGTCCGAACTGCACGGTTTGTTGTGTATAACTAAAGAAGTACCAATTGATTTTCTGTCCCTGGCTAGCGTTTTTGAAGTACCAGCCTTCGCGGCCTTTCGGGTCGGCAATCGGGACTGCGCCGTCGGCGTAGACCTGCGAGTTCGACTCGTAGACTGTGTTGGCTGGCGCTATGGAACTCTTGTCCATGAGGTCCAAACGCTGCCATTCGGTACCATTGTGAATAAGCCAATCGCCTGCATCCGCCTCCAGGAAGGCTTTCCCGGAAGTGGAGCAGACGTAGTATTGGCCCTTTTTGCCTGTAGCGTTTGAGAGGGTAGGCGTATTAGTGGAGGCGTTCCATGTGCCCTTGTATTCAAGCACTCCTAGCTTTCTTGCGAATCCGTCCAGAAAGGCCATGGAACTCTCCTATCTATTAAGCGAGGTATTGCACGTAAACCACATCGCCTGCGCTGAGTGCCTCATTTCCTGGGTGAACCAGCGAGTTGAGGAAGGTCATGCGGCTGACGCCTCCAACTGTCGAGACAGTGAAGTCTTCCGTTGCTCCCTCGTGAATCATCAGACGGCCAACCGAAGCTACGATTGACTTGGATACAACTACGTGGTCGAGTGCGATGTAACCGTTGCTGATGTCTGTGCTTGTGAGGGTACGTTTGACGTGGCGGAATTCGCGTGCTTCGAGGGCAGAGATTCGGCTGTTATGGCCTGAGTCTGCAGATGCACGGGCTGCGGCTTCAGCTGCGACTTCCTGGTCAACGTATGCCTTGGGAGCTGCATGCTTAGCCAGGGTAGGCATTGCGGCAGAGCCGTTGCTTTCCTGCAAGTTAATGAAGCCTGCACCGATGAAGGTCTGAGCTCCGCCGAGGTTTACGCCTGCTTCGACCTTGATTGCTCCGCCTGCCATCTCTGTCGAGAGAGTGTTAGCTGAGACAACACCAAAGACTGCGCTGGACTCGGAAGCGTCGAAATGAGCAACGACCTGGCCGGAAGGATTTTTCACCTTGAGGTCGGCGTTGTTCATTACCAACTCGCCGGACATTTCTCCGCCAGCTTTGTTCAACTTCAGGGCTTCTGCAGCTTCTGCACGAGCCTGCTCAGCCGAGACTGCGGCTACTCTTGCTGCAGCTTCTGCATCAATGTTGGACTGGAGTGTAGCTTCGGCTGCGGCTGCGCGAACTTCTTCTGCGTCAACTTCTGCCTGTACTGCTGCGATGTTGCCTGCAATTGTCGTAGCAAAGTTCTCATCTCCGCCCAGTGCGTCGCTGAGTTCTTTCAGGGTGTTGAGCAGGGCAGGAGCAGCGTCAACCAAGGCTGCAACTTGGCTATCGGTATAGCTGTTTGCGGAAGCAAGGGTTGCTGCGTCGCCTGCGATTCTGGATGCAGCTTCGGCGTCGATATTGCTCTGGAGAGTTGAGTCAGCTGCGGCGCGTGCCGAAGCTTCGCTGGATACTGCAGCAGCGCGTGCGGCAACTTCTGCGTCGATAGAACCTTGCAGTGCGGAGTCTGCAGCGGCACGAGCGGCAGCTTCGCCTGCGACTGCAGCGATGCGTGCAGACTCTTCGTCGGCAATGTCTTGAGCGAGGGCTGCTTCTGCGGCTGCTGCACGAGCTTCTTCGGCGTCGAGCTCTGACTGAAGAGCTGCTTCAGCGGCCTGAGCACGGGAAACTTCAGCTGCAAGGTTAGAGGTCAGCGTAGAATCTGCTGCAGCGCGAGCTGCCTCTTCTGCTGCCAATGCAACTTCGAGAGCATTGACTTGGTCAGCCAGGGATTGTCCAATGGACTCTTCCAAGGCGGTGATGGAGGCTTGCAGTGCGGCGTCGGCTGCCTGGCGAGCAGTAGCTTCAGCGGAGACTGCGGCTACGCGAGCTGCGGACTCAGCGTCAATGTTTGCTTGCAAGGAGGTGTCAGCTGCTTGGCGTGCGCTGGCTTCAGCAGAGATGGCAGAAGCGCGTGAGGAAGCTTCAGATGCGATGGATGCAGAGAGGGCTGCCTCGGCTGCAAGTGCTCTAGCTTCTTCTGCAGAGACGGCTGCAATGCGAGCTGCTTCTTCGGCATCAATGTCCGACTGGAGGGCCTGCTCAGCTGCAAGAGCGCGGGCTTCTTCGGCGTCTACATTGTCTTGAACGTCGCCGATTTGGCCTGCGATGGTAGCTGCGAAGTTCTGGTCTCCGCCAATCGCGTCGGACAACTCTTTAAGGGTGTCGAGGACTGCAGGGGCAGAGTTGACCAAGTCAGCGATTTTCTGGTCGGCGTAGGCCTTAGCGTCGGATTCGGCTTTGGCTACCGAGCCTTCGCCTGAACCTTCAACGATGTCCAAACGAGCGGAGAGAGCCGAGTCGGCCGCTGCTCTGGATGCTGCTTCGCTAGAAACAGCTGCGGCGCGGGCTGCAGCTTCGGCATCAATGTTAGCCTGGAGTGCGAGGTCTGCGGCTTCGCGGGCTGCTTGCTCAGCGGCAACTGCGGCTGTGCGTGCTGCTGCTTCGGCTGCGACTGCAGCTGCGCGGGCGGCTGCCTCGGCGTCAATGTTGGCCTGGAGGGTGGTATCTGCAGATTGACGTGCACTCGCTTCGGCTGAAACAGCGGCAGCACGGGCCGCTTCTTCTGCGTCAATCTCGGCTTGGAGAACAGCTTCTGCGGCCTGGGCGCGTACTACTTCTGCGTCCAAGTCTGCAGCAAGTGCCAATTCGTCGCCATTGGCAAGTACTTCGCCGTTGGGGCCAATCTTGAGCAACTCAATTTCTATGCCATTTTCGTCAATGGCGCGAAGAGCTTCGCCTTGACGGAGCTTAATCTTGGAGCCGTCAACGGCTTCATTCGAGATAAATTTACCTTTAATTTGTAATGACATGCATGTTCTCCTATAGGCCAGTGAAGCCTGGCTACTCGACTATACACAGGCGCGATTAGATAGTCCAGTACGTGACGCGCAGATAGTCGCCTACGGAAGGGGCTTCGGGCTGGTTACTGGCTAAGTTGCCGGAAAAGGTGATACGCAGTTTGCCGGTGCCTGGGGCGCTCGTAAGAATGAAGTCTACATTCTGAAAGAAAGCCAAGCGGCCAATGAAGAGATTGACCGAGTTATTGACTACGTTTGTGGTGTTGAGCTCAACGTAGCCATTGTCTAGGTCCTGCTGAACCAGTGTAAACTCTTGGACGGTTACGGTAAGCGTGGAGAGGATTTGCAGGAGCGCATCCTGCATATTTGTGGCGGTAAGATTGGTACCCGTTGGGTCAAAAGGGACAGCGGTAGCGGGCTGCGTAATCGTAATATGACGAATCATGCGAGCTCCTGAATGACAGCTGTGTTATTGGAAGTGTTTGAGATAAGGAAGATTCCCAGGTCTCCGACTGCCATGTCCATAGTTGCGCCTGGATAGAGGGGTCTTCCTGTCTGTGTTGTTACACCTTGAGGACCAATGTAAAGGATACCTGGTCCATTATTGTGAATGGTCAGGTGTTGGCGGAAGGACAATCTGCTATCCCCTACCTTGGCTTCGACCTGTACTGTACCGATAACGCGGGTGCCGGTAATGTAACCGGACTCTAGGATGTCTGCGCGGTCGGCATTGTCTACAATTGGCATAGGCTCCTCACGACCACAAGATGGCTTCTACTAGACTGTTAGCCTTAGTAGACTGCATGTAAATGGTAACTGTTACGCCGTTCGCAATAGAACTCTCGCTCCAATAGCTGCCCTTTGGAAGAGTGAAGTAGGTTGTACCAGAGGTTCCCTGAGCAAAGGCAATCTTGAGATTGCAGTCTCTAGGCTTTAGAATGAATCGCTTGGTGTTTGCAGGGAAGCTGAGCGTGTATTCCTGATTGGCTACTTCAATTGGGAAATTTAGGATGGCTGGCTGACTGACTGTCTCAAGCGTCAAATTGATGTTGTCTGACGTGAGTGCCAGAGAAAGAGAGCCACTTGTTCCGCTTGTACTGAAACTCATTCCCCTGCCTCCATGTAGCGAATATCCATACCGACGTTCGTTCCTATAGCATATACAGCTTGTCCACCTGCGATGTCAATAACTATTGATTCGCCGGATGCGACGGGGAATCCTGTGGCTGTATTTGCTTCGGCAAGTGTGCCGCCAATGAATAGAGTTCCGTTGGATAAGTTCTTGATTAGGACCGACGAGCGGTTCTCTGTGGTGGCTGGAATGAGCACTCCAGGGATGGTGCCGTGCAGTACACGCTTGGCCGACAGAGTACCCGGTGCAAGAATCTTGGTGGATACTTGTCCGGAACTAATCCCTCGTACATGAATCTCATAGTCGCATGGGCCGTTGTAGGTGCACTCAAGCTCGATGAGCTGAAGTGTAGGCGAAACAGTCTTAATGACCAGTTCTGGTGTGCTTGTATTGATTTGTGGAAAGTCGAATAGTTTCTGTTTTTTGCCGTCCTCGGTGAGAGTGTACACTGCGATGTTGAGTGAACCCATGATTGAGTTTACGAACAGGGAGATGAGTGCTCCCTCGGAGGAGATGGAGACTAGCTTACTGGTGACGCCTGCCGCAGCCGGGGCTTCCTTAATGGCTGTCAGCGTACGTCCTGCTTCTACCGAGGCGTGCTGATTGACCGTATTACGCCTTGCCATTGGTCACCTTGCGCTTTCTGGATTTTACTTTTGGTGTCAGGGATACGCGGTCATCTAAGGCAATGACTTCCTTCGCATCAAATATGACGAGAATGCAGGTACTCTTGTCGTAGACATGCAAAGCTGTATTGTCTTCTTCGGTCACGATGTCGGTACCTTCCACGATGTAAATATCCCCCTTGCTATTGGTGATACGCCAGGTGGTCGTCTTCTTGGACGTGGTCTGAGGTAGGGGTAAGGTTTTGAGGGTCACTTGTCTTCCTCCGACTTGGTGGGGCTAAGAAGGATTGGAGCCTGCTTCTCGATGTAGGAGCGAAGCTGCTCGGGTGTCATTTGGTTGATTTGAGTGTCGGCAATCTTCTCTGTGCGTCGCTTGTTCGTCAGGTCAGAGAGAACCTTAATCATGGCTACACGGGCAGACTGGGCTTTGGGGTCCTCGTTCTGCAAGATTTGTTCTGCGGCGTCCAGGGCTAGGTCAAACAGATACTCGATGCGCTGGAGGTGCTCGTGTTTATTACCAAACCAGATTTTGAATTGAGGGTTCTGCAGCCAGGCTGGCAGTGCTGGGCATTGCAATGTCCTGGCCAATTCGTATGGGTCATGCATGTCCAGGTCTTCGAGCAGTGCTTGCTCGGAGACTAAGGCCCAGTAGCGCGTCTTGGCTTGACGTTGCATGGGCAACGGACGAAACGCTTGGCCGAGAATCTTAGCTGTCTCGTCTACGCTCGGTTTTGCTGCACTGCTTTGCTTGCGAGTTTTTTCTGTTGACACTGCCAGTACCTCGTCGCGTCGTTGAGTCGAGCTGGGGTAGCTCCAGGAATCGACTGTACCAGATGGAGCCAGCTTGGCAAGTCTAAAGATTGGTTGACCCAAAGGAGGCTAAGCATGGGGCGGTAGGTGTTGCCCTTTTGCCAGACTGTAGGAAGTTCGAGCTTTTTCCGTGGTTTAGCTTTCAGTTTACGGATAGCCTTAGCGAGGATACCCTGTGCTCGGTAGCACTGTGCCTTGGAGCCCTGGCAGTAGGTTTTAGAGGTCTTGAAGAGGAGTCCAAGCCTTTGAAGTTGTTTGAGGAAACGGTTGACCTGCATCACGTCAATAGAGAGTTGTTTGGCGATGCGGTGCTGGGACAGGCCGTAGCCTAGTGGGTTGAGTAGGTTCCAGCAAGAAAGGACGAGGCGGAGCATGGAACGCTGAGCCTCGGTCTTGGCAAGGTGTTGAAGTTGGGTTGGGATGTCCTCTGCAAAGGCTGTACAGAAGAGGTAAGTACTTGGAATACTGGGAATGTTACATATACTCCTACTTAGCTTAGCTAGCTCCTGCGTAGCGGGGAGGGCAGTAGTTACTACCTGTACAGCTTGCTTTGAGATAACCTTGACGGCCCGTACAGTAACCAGTTGATATTGCAGAGCTTCGGCCGAAGTATTGCTTGGAATGAAGCATTTGAATAGACCTGCCTTGTCGAACCAGTGCAGCTTCTCAGGCAACTGTGCCTTAAGTACCTCGATACCTTCCTCACGTGTCACGGCCCGGTCTGTCAACCAGGCAGCCTTGGGCATACCCGAAACTGACTCAAGCAATACTACGTCCTGAAGTCCCGCCAGACAGGTTCGCAGTTCACTTTCCGTCATGCCTTCCGGCATGTCCTTCCGGTCGAAGTCCGCAATCACCAGAGAGGCGTTTGCAAGGCTTCCCGAGGCATCCATCAACTGGTCCGTCACAAGCAATGGAAGTTGAAGCTTCTCACCGGCCGCGAATGCTGCGCGTACTTCCGCCTCGCTGAGCTCCGCATTACGAAGGGCAGCATCGGATACGCCCGCAAAACGACGGGCACGGATGAGTCTTAGCTTGATGTTTAGGTTATTTGCTGTAGTAAATCGCATCTATTAACCTCAATAAAAACAAATTGATGCAACGCTATTTCCCCCACTAGCAGTTCTAGCACAAACAGACTTTGCCTGTCAAGTGCCTGGCCTGGTGTTGACAAAACTTTTTGGATGAGTTACCTTCGGACTGAAGGTGCAATGCCTTCCTTGCTTCGGCAAGTGGCTAGTTTCCTCAATAGCTGGCCGCAATGTATATCCCCCCCCCTCTAGGCCCAGTAGCAATGCTGGGTCTTTTCGTGTCTGTCGATTCCTCACACGTTGGGTTCCTAGTATATGAGCGTATCCTAAAATAACCCGTATCCTTATTTTAGGCTCTTAGCGTATCATAAAAGACCTCATACTTCGGTCCCGGCCCGATTCGTAGCTTTAGCTGCGGTCCTCCGGCCCGATTCGTGGCTTGACACGGTCCAAGGCCCGATTGAGACCCGTACCGAACCTGTGAGGGGAGAGTCGAAAGAGGGCGCTCCGATTCCAAGTTTCCCCTTGACCACTCATTCAACCGAGTGACAACGAGATTGCCACTCAGCCGAGAGTCACTCATCGCCGGTACGCTTGGTCCACATCTGAACAGCAGCTATCAATTTAATCTGACTCATAAATTCTAGGTGCGATTGCTTATTGCGCATTTCTCTACATGTTACACAGACTGGCAGCAGCCGGTGCTTGTTGTTGCTAGGCATCAACCCGTTATGCTTAATTTTTCCACAATATGTGCAGGGCTGATTGACAAGGTCCCGCAGCTCCTCTGCCGTGTGGAGGTGACTCAGCGGCACATCTCCTGTATAGACGTACCCCGAGAGTAGCGCCTTGTAGTAAAAACAGTAGGTATGACTGCAGGTTCGCTTCTTGTACACATTGAGGCTGCGCGTAGTTGTCTCTACAACTCGTCCACAATCGCACTGAACTTGCCACCCAATTCTCAGGCCCCGGCGGATGGGTCCCAACACCACCAGATGCCCATATCTTTTCCCGGTTAATTCTGCATACTTAGGCATATAAAGTAAACCTCCTTACATTTCGCACACTTGGTTCAGGGGGTAGCCTACCAGAAAAGTGCCCGAGTGTAAAGGGGGAGCTTTCGTGTGCCCGTCTGCCCCCAACCCACTTACCCCTCTGCCTACACCCCCAATGATTTCAGGACGTTACAGGTTAGAGAATCGGGTGACACGGGACTTCTCCTTGCTACGCTTGAACATCTCCGCTGTGCATGAGACATCTCTATCACGCGCACGCGTGCACACACGCGCACACGCACACGGTACAAACAATGCATTTAGCCTCAAAAAAAATTGCTTGACGGGCTAAAGTTTTTCTGGGACGTGCCGATACGTCTTGTGAAGGTCGGGAATGGAGCTCTCGGCCGAGCAACTCAGGGAAGAAAAAAATTCCTAAAGAAAAATTAGGATTGACCGATACGCAATTCATGGTTAGGGAACTCCACCAGCCACCTCGGGGATGCAGGCGAGGCTAAAAAATGCACCAGAGTCAGGATGAAACCGCTCGAACGTGTCGCGGGATGTGTGTCCCGCCTGATGAGCTCAAAAGAGCGAAACACAAAATAGGAGGAAACATGTCACTCTACACTATCTCTCTCAACGGTGAATTTCTAATGCTCTGCCGCGCCTGTCATGTT